CAAAACTAAAATTATTCTTTAAATGGGTGTCCATATATTCCATATATCTATTAACTGTTTCTTCCCATGTTTCTCTTCTTTGCTTATCATCTTTCCATCTAGCATATCTAGATAAAGCTATAAAGTTTTGATAGTCTGTTGGTAGTTGTTTCATTTTTCCTCCGATATTACTTTTATTGTTTTTAGTTTAACACCCTCAATTTCATAAATAAAATCTCTTAGGTTATCTTCAAATTCCTGGGCAATGTCACCATCGCTTGGCATAATATATTCATCATCATCAATCTGTACGATTATGCTTACCTTTATTCGTTTCATCTTGCCCTTAACCATTTGATTAGAGACTCCAAATACCATTGTGCTTTTTCTAAATCTTCTATACCATTCTTCTTTTCATACCTCCACATATATTTAATTATGTTACCTTGTATATAATATTTGTATCCATCTCCTAACGCAGCTTTAATAGCATCTATACATTCTATAGGTGCTTCATTGTAATGAGGGGGATGATTGACCATATCTTTTTCTCTTACAGAATCTGTTTCAAAGTCTATTATTTCTTTCATCGTTGCCATACTAAGCACTCCCTTCTGTTTCACTATTAAAGTTTAATTTTATTACGTTAGAATTGTTTTGTTCTTTACCCATCTTTTTGTCAGCATATGACTTTAACACATTATAAATATAAGGGTCTTTGTTCATTGCTGGAATAGAAGCAAGAATTAACTCAACAAAATATTCTAAGTCATAAACTGATTTATCATTTAGTAAAGTATCAGATGATATGATTGCAAATAACTCAACTTGCCCTGTCCATTCACTACCATCTATCTCAGGTCTAATGCGTATCAGTACATCACTTTTTTCTATATGTTCGTTTTTTCCCATTAGCTTTCCTTGTAATCTTAGGATTTTTAAACTTAATAAAAAGTGGATAAAAAATTTTACCTTTTTCTTTTAACCAATCTTCAGGTATAATCCTATCATTATATCTAAAATTATATTTTATACACCATTCTGCGTAAGAAGATTTAGCACCCTTTCTTAGTTTAGTTTTACTGTTTGTAAATATAAATCTTATATCTAGTTCAGGATGTTGTTTCTTAATTGCAATATGTTTTCTTCTATCTGCTGCTAAAAATCTACCTTTTGTTTCTATTATTATACCATTGTTTAATACAAAATCAGGGGTATAGGTTCGGTATGAAAGGTCTTCCCACTCTATCTTAATCTTTTCATATAAAAATTTTACCTTATGTTCTTTAAGATATGTAGCAACAATATCTTCCAAGCCACTCCTATACCCATTTTTACGTGCTATTTGGGTAGCACTATACGCTGACATTAAAAATAAAATTTAAAAGGATAGTCTGTAGTAGAATTATACCCATATCCTAGAGCTTTCATTTCTTCACGCACTAATTTTTCTGCTTCCTTACGTTGTTCTAAAGCGTTACGTAAACCTTCTGACCTACGTTCTCTATATTCTTTTTTCATTGCAAGAAGTTCTTTTTCTTTTTCTTTAATTAACTCTGCCATTTCATCAATATCTTTCATATAATCTAACTCCATATTTTTTTTGCTTCTTGTTTTAATTTGTAATTCCAAGTCCATGAATCATAGTTTGGATATACTAAAGAAGCTAACTCATGTTTATCATCGCTGATAGACAAAAACTTCTGTATACTAAATGCAACTTTTTTAAGTTGTTTCTTATATACAGACAAGTTATCTAGTGTAAACTTTCTATAATCTTTTGGTGTAGCAAAAAATAAATCTATACTATTCTTAGGGTATGCCATAGAATAAAATGCCATTTGTCTTTTCTGTGCTTCAGTAGGTTTAGATGGCATACGTGTGGTTGTTTTTAAATCTACTATCTTATCTTTAAATCTAAAATCAATATATCCTATTACAGGAATAGGCATATCATCAAACTGTACTTCAACTTTTTCTTGATAATCTTTTAAATCTTTGTAGTCAAAGTTCTCATCAATAACTTTACCAAAACCATTTAGTAGACTCTTTTCTTTTTCTACTTTGTCATCATCTAAATCTAACTTAAAGTCTGCACAACTCATTAGATACTTCATCTCTAGTGAATCAAAATCAAACTTACCTGTTTCATACTTGTCAGCTAATGCAGCTTCTTGTACAATACCCCTAACTGCTCCTGCACCACTAGGTGATTTAATATCAAACAGATACCTAGCTACCCACATAGGCACGTCACTTATGTAGGTATTCATACTGCTAGGTGATAAGTAATTAATGTTGTGTGCTTTGAAAGGATTATTGTGTAGCATCTATATCAATAAACTCGTTAGCAATTCCTGGGCTTGTTTCTTCTTTGTTGTTCTTATCCCACTCAGTAGATACCCAAGTATTATGTCTATCAATGTATGACATAAATTCTCTAAAAGTATTTTGGTCATCATCAGTAATAGCTATATTACTTTTCTTATCCAAAACATAATTAGGCACAAAGTAAGAACTAGTGCTACCCTCACGTTCATCTGTATGTATAGTAACAGTGTGTTGCATAGGTAGTCTTCTCATCTTTGAGAGTTCACTAAAAAGCATACCTAAATTTTTATAACCTTCCTTAGTGTCTATCTCCCAAATAAAAGGAACTGATTTAACACTAGCTGAGTCACCCTTTTCAGTAATAGCTTTAGTCAAAGTAGCTTCTCCAAATAGCACACGAGTTCTTTTAACTTGTCTAATAATTTCTTTCGTACCTTCAGGTAAAGAATTAAAATCTTCAATGTAACCACTAGGTTTACCACAGTTAAACGTACCCATGTTATCTTTTAAATCAACATTTATGTTATCGGACATAATAGTCTTAACATAGTTTGAAATATTAGAGTCATATTTTTGATACATAAACCTCTGTAAGAAAGGTCTAATAGAAATAGTTTCTGCATAAATATATTTCTTATCAGCATCCTCTATAGAATACCAACCTGAAGGAACAACATCAATGGTTGTCTTCCTACCATTTAAAGATGTCTCTCCCTTGATTGCTTTTTTAACTACCCTAATTCTTGATAGGGTATTCTTATTTTCTTTGTTAGATATTTGCATACCCATGACACTAGCCATAGCATCAAAGTTATCACTATCTATTGTTATTAAGTCTGTCATATATTATTCTCCTTATAAAGATAATGCGTTATATCACAAAATGTCTTTTGTGTCAAGCCAATTATTACCTATTTTTGCTTCTAATAATAAAGGAACATTAAAATCTATATTCCATTTATTGTCTATTAGTGATTTTAAATTTGAATTAGTATCGTTAATCACTTGAATTACTTCATCTATTTCATTAGGATGAATGTCGATAACTATACTATCATGTACAGTATTTACAATACAAGATTGTTTATCTTTTAATAATTTATCCATGTAGACTAAACATAACAATACACAATCAGCAGTTGCAAACGATTGAACTGGATAGTTTTTAATCTGTGTAAAATTAGTAATGCTATTATTCTTTAGTCTATAAACATTATTAAATCTAAACTCTCTACCTGATGGTATTTTTATAGTGTTAGTATCCAATGCTTGTTGTGCAAGTCTACCATGCCAACTAGCTACACCCTTATACTTTTCTATAAAGCGTTCATAGTAAGTAGCTTCTGCCTTTGTCCTACCAAATCCTGTAGCACCATACAGTGGGGCAAACGTGTGTTGCTTTGAGTCTTGCCTTGAGGTAGGTTGACCAGCATCTGTTATAACTTTAGCAGTATAACTATGTACATCAAATCCCTCTTTAATTTCTTTTATAGCAGTTTCATCTTGGGATAGAAAAGCAGCCACTCTAAATTCTAATTGTGCAAAGTCTGCTTCTAGTATCTTGCCACCTTCCCATCTAGATACAAATACTTTCTTAACAGGAAACGTACCACCCCTTGGCATATTCTGCATATTAGGATTTGCTCCACTCAAGCGACCAGTAGATGTTCTATGTTGCAGTAACTTAACGTGTAACATACCATCTTGTTTTATATGAGATGATATGCCGTCTATGAAAGAAGATAGATAAGTTTCTACGGCACTTAGCCTTCTAACTTTTGAGAGAAAAGAATAAGCAGTATCCATACCCTTTTCTTTTGATATTCTTTCTAGCACTGCAATATTTATTTTACTAGTTGTAAAACCATTTGCACTAGCCCACTTAGCATTAGGTGCTTTAAACTTTAACCCAGCAACCTCATTAGTATTATCAAATAAAAATCCTGTAGCTAAACAAGTAGGACATTTTGTTTCATTAGCAAAAGGTGTTCCATCTTTCTTTGTCTTTCTATACTTACCATGCCCTTTACAACTAGGACACTGTTTAGCCTTTGTCTTATAAACTATTTTAGTTTTCTTATTTACAATATCCCTAAATGTATTTTCTTTCATGTAAGGATTGTAAGAGTTTTGCCAATCTGTTTTATCATGCGGCTTACGACTATAAATTACCCACGATAATTGTTCGGGGCTATTAAGATTTATGGGTGTGTCACCCATCAATTCATGTACATGAACTTGTAAATCAATAATAAGTTTTTTTCTTTCCTTATTAAATTCATCTCTAACTGTCTCAAGAGTTTCTTCATTAACTTTAAAACCACGTTTATATATCTTGGCTAAAGTCATACATACTTCATTTGATAACTCAACAGTTTGTTGTAAACCTTTGTTTAAAGGCTCATTTAATTTGTTGTTTAGAACATCATAAAGTTCCTTGGTAGATTTTATATCATGTTCTAAATACTCAGCAAGTTCTTCATAAGGTATATCTCTAGTTGAGAAACCTTTCTTATAATATTCTTTAAGAGTTCCTTGCTTTCTATTTTTTAGAAGGTATCTTTCGGCACACGCTTCAAGAGATAGTGGTTGCTTCTGTCCTCGTTGCAAAACGTATTCAGCAATCATGGTATCAAATACTAAACCATCGTATTTAAAACCTGACTCCCACAACCACACCAGGTCGTAAGCTATATTGTGACCGATAACCATAGTAGCTTTATCTAAATAAGACTGAACTAAATCTTTATTGTTCAAACTTATTTTGTCTTTCTCTATGTGGTCAAATGTCACAATATGCTTAGTTCCATTTTCCTGTAGCAGACCCACCATAACCAATGAGTTTTCATGCTCAAAGGGGTCGAGGTGATGTCTGCCATCTCTCATTAGAGTAGTATTTTCTATGTCGAGAGTTAGTTTCATTTCAGCATTAACCTCCGAAAGCTGAAACCAAGAGAGGGGTTACAACTTCTTTAGTAATGCCCAAGGCAAGAACTAATTTAATACCAAAGCTAACAACACCTGAAAAAGTAATTGGGTCCATTTTAGTCTCCATAGTTAGTTAAAAACAAATGTTCACAAACTGTGAACTTTTTACATTGCATACTATGCATAGTATCTACCCGTCACATAATCTAGATTACAATGTAAAACTCCATGCCAACCTGTTAATTTATTCTTGGCAATATTTATATGTCTCTGTTTATCCTCTTCAAACTGTCCTTGAACATGAGGATTACGAGCTAATAACAATATCAAATCTGCTTCAGCGGCTTTACCTGTCTTAGAACCTTCAAGCATACTTTGATTTAAAACAACTTTACCTTCTGCTTCTGTCGATAATTGTGATACATAAAACACAACACAATTGTAAACTTTAGCTATCTGTCTTGCATGAATTACATTTGCTTTCAAAGATTCATCTTGTCTTACAAACCCTTGCATGGATGCAAACTTATCTCCAACATCAACAATTAAAACGTCAGGCTTCTCAATCTTACAAACAGTTTCTACATATGGCATTTGTTTATCGTGTGTCTCCATGATTTTTATATTGCCATGAACTCTATTGTATAAACTCTTTACCTTTTCATAGTCATCATAAACATATGGATGTGTAAGTTTATACTGTTCGTCTGTAGTATATCCTGATGCAGATGTAATATATCTTTCTAAAACCCTATCAGCAGTTTCTTCATTAACAAGTAATACACACTTAGCACCTTGATGTGCAAACCCATTTGGTGCGGCAATTAAACTTGCAAGGAAGGAAGTCTTACCTGTGTTAGGTCTTGCTCCAACGATTGCAAAATGTCCTGCATTAACACCTGGAATCCTCTTTGCCAATGTGGGTATGTTAAACTTCCATTTGTATTTTAATTTTAAATTAGATAACACACTATCCATACTAGCATCGTGCCAATCTAAATTCATGTTAGGTGTAAAGTCATCACCATACTTATCAAGTATACCACGCAATGGCTCAAGAGTTGATTGCATACCATTGACATAATCAAATCCAAGGTTGGCTATATCTTCACCAACAACTTGCTGAAACAATCTTGATAAGACATCAGATGCTACATCATTACCCATAGGTTTTTCACTTTTAATATTCTTAAATAACTTAGCATAGTTTTCTTTTTGTGCAGTTGTTAGTGTAGGATTTGTTGATATAAAGTATGCTTCTATTTCATCAGGTGTCATAGTCCTATTAAACTTTTCCATAGATTCATCTATAGATTGTTTTATCTTTCTAACATCTTTACTAAACAATCTGTTAGGACACTTACTACCTTTATGTTCGTCATAAAATTCTTTATTCATCAAACTTCTAATTAGTGTTAGTTCCATACAACCTCTTTTACAATATTTAAATCATCTTCATTTCTATATTTTAAATCGTCTGTTAGTTTTATAGCCTTTACATTACTAACATAATTTCTTAACTCTTTTACCATCTCTAAACTTTTTAGTATTGCGTCAGGGTCTAATGCAACAGCAACTGTAGAGAACTTTGAAAGGAGGTGTTTGTGCTTTTCCAAGAGACTTGTTCCAAGTAGTGCGACCCCAACTATGCCGTCAACACTACCTGCAATGTTAGCACTAATGCAATCCTCTACAATCACTGCCGCATTACCACTACCAAACTGATATGGGAGAGGTGATTTACCATATCGTTTCCACTTTGGTAGTTTTCTTGTCAATGCTTTCCCAACGGCATCAACAATCTCGTTGTTACATTTGATAGGAAATACAACTCTATCTTCTTTAGCATCATACATCAAACCAAATATATCTATACCCCAAGTATTTACAAAATCTATAACACCCTGTCTGTTCTCACCAGGCACAATACAACTAGGTAAAATAAACTCACAAACATCTTTATCTTTTTTATTAAACAATGTTACCAAATCTTCTGAAGATAATATTGTTTTCTTTTTTCCTCTCACATTACAAGACAACTTATAACAATTCCAAATTAAATTACCATCATCATTTGTAATCGTAAATGTATTGTAACCACCACAGTGAGGACAATTAGTACGTTGTGTTTCACCTATATTTAAATCAATATTATGTATATTCATATTAATATTTTGTAATTTATAAATATTACTTAGCATAATTTTGTCTCTTTGTCAAGGCATTATTTGCAGAATCAAAAGTATTTTTAATATAAGGTTGTACAGATTGAGGGTGAGCATGACCTGTAACTGCCATTATCTGTGTAATATCTACCCCAGCTTCAACCATTTCTGTAGTTCCTGTCCTTCTTAAATCAGATAATCTTAAATCACTAGGTAGGTTAGCTTCTATCATAATTCGTTTAGCAAATCTTGGTAAAACAAATTCTGAGTATGGTAAGAACCTACCTCTGTAAGGATTAGGTCTTGGTGCAACGTATTCCTGGAATCCAAAATCTTCTTCTTGTTGTTGTAACATCTCAAACAACTCATCTGATATTGGTAAAAATACTTCTGCCCTACGTTTAGATTGTTCTATATGTACTCTTCTTCTTGACATATCTATGTTATCCCATTTTAAAAGTCTTACATCTCCCAATCTTTGACACCATTCATATGCCATCTGTGCAATCAATCCTATATTTCTAGTTTTAAAATCAGAATAGGCTACGTCTAAGAAATCTTTTATATGTTCTTTAGACCATATTACTTTTCTAGATTCTTTTGTTCTTCTTTTAATTGCGGCAAATGGATTAAGTGTTACATATTCCATACGAATACCATGATTAAATACAACACCTGCCATAGTTCTAACATGATTAGCTAATGATATACCTCTATCACACCACTTGTTATATGCAAGTTTTGCATACCTTGTGGATAGACTTGTTAACCGAATCTTGTTAAACTCTTTTGTCTCAATCTTTGTGTCTAAAATTACAGACAGTAGATACTCGTAGTTCTTTTTTGTTTCATTTCGTAAACTTAAAAACTCATGTGACAAAAGGTAATCATCAACTAATTCATGTAAATATTTCATAGGCTTGTCCTAAAATGTAATAGTAAACATATTAAAAAGTACCATCCAAGAAATTCAAATATAGTCATTTAATCTCCATACTGTTCTTCTATAAATTTCATAGCAGGGGAATCTAATACACCTTTAAAATTATCCACATATGCTTTTAGTTGTGGATAGCTAGTAAATACTCTATATCTTCTACAATCAAATGTATTATTCAACCATAAACATAATTGGTCATGCCCTAAAACAAAGTACCCTTCATTTTCTTTGTGGTCATAAATGTGATACTCGTGGTTTACATAGTGATGAGAACTTCTTAAATTCCAACCTCTATACTTTCCCTTCCATTGACTTAATTTATATTTTAAAACTTGTGGATGTTTACCCCTAGCTTTTATTAGTATCTCATCTGCATAATAATATCTAGGGTCATCTTTGTCAATATAAACTTTTTTAATAGTCATTTAGTCCTCCATTATAATTAGATGTTTGTCTAGCCAATCAGCAGACACACCATCTTTGGTTAATTTATTTTTTATTAAAGTTTGTAAGTCATTCTCTTCTAACTTACCTATTTCTTCATACTCTTCACTATCAACTTTATTGATATCAGTATGTATTTTAAGTTCTTTAACTTCAAATTCCTGGTCCACTATTTTCTCCTTTTAAATTCATATTTTGCAGTTTCATAAAAGCCTGTTATCTTCATATCAAAGCTAGTTACCTCACCATAGTTATCCACTAGGTAATCATAAATCATATCAGCTAGGTGGTCTCTGTCAACCTTTTCAAAATCAACTGATGGATTTATTTCGTACTTACCTTTTAAACTGGTAAGTTGTTTCTTGTGATGTTTATATACTAAAACTTCATCATCTGTATCTGTCATACAATCTCCTTTATTGTTTGTTTAATGCTTGAATTAATTCACTCATACTTTTAGTATCTTCCTCTATATCTTTAGCCATCTGTATACCAAAGTCATATCCTCTAAGATAAAAAGAATTATCATCTTTTGTTTTATTTTTAACACCGATAATTAAACCATCTCTCACACCTTCATTATATCTTGCTATGATAAGATTAATTAATACCTCTTTACCTTCAGCAATTTTATCTAGTCTATTACTTATAAACTCATCAATGTTACTCATGTTCTCCTCCATTACCACGACCTAGACCAGGCTTTGAATACCAATGGTCAAAGTAATTTGGATTACGCTTTGCAGTTTCAAATGCCGCAACTGTTACAACTATGGCTACGATTAATATTATATGTATCATAGTTGTAAGACCGAATATCCACATACTACCAAACCACATTGAAAATGCTATGCACCACATCCATGCTAATACTTGCATGACCATGTGCCTAACGTGTAAGTCTGGTATATTACTTAATGGATTACGTTCATAATTCATAACGATATTCCAACAATCATATATAAATTTACTCATTTATACCTCCAAATATATGTGCTACAACGTCAACTGTCCAGCCGTTGCCTAGCATCTTGTATCGTTGTGTCTTGGACACATGGTTAGTGTAGTTGTCAGGAACAGTTTGTAATCTCTCACACTCAAGTGGTGTCAGCTTTCTGTACAACTCGTCTTCAATAGCAACCTTTGGCTCTCTATGTCCACCTTGCATAGTGGTAAGAGTAGGTGATTTACCTTTATCAGAATAAACTCTCTTGATTACATCAAATCCCTTGATGTTAGTTGCTTCACCGACTTGTATAGGTTTCTTTACAAAGGTTGGTATCTGTCCTTTCCACATAGATGCAGTAAGGCAATGTGCTTTATCATCTGTAATTGACTTGACCATATCACCTCTACGTCTACCACACCATTTATTATTTAGGTAGTTGGGTATCTCAGAGAATGGTAAGTCTTCTAAGATATCTTTTAAGACTATGCCCTTATCCTGGATTTGCTTATCAAAGGGTATGTTAGTCCAATATAACCTACGTCTACTTTGAGCAGAGAACAAACTACTGTTTATCTCAATAGGCTCAACACCTAAATACTTTGTGATAATATCTTCTGACTCTTTCTTCATCTTGACATTCTCAAGTAAGAAATACTTTGGTTGTAGATTATCTTTCAGCCTAACAAACTCAAAGAATAACTTACTGCGTGGGTCATCAAAGTTTAACTGCTTACCTGCAAAACTAAATCCTTGGCAAGGCGAACCACCCATAAGTAAATCAATCTTGTGATGTCCTCGACAAGGTGCAACTAACACACCAATCTCTTTACCTTGTGACCAACTCTTGCTAGTTCCTACTTTGGTTACATCACCTAACTGAACTGTGTTAGGAAAATTCTCTTGTGCAACTTGTATAGCATACTTGTCAATCTCACAAGCAAAATAGTTGTGATACTTTATACCAGCCTTGTTGAGTGCTATCTGTCCACAAGACATACCATCAAATAAACTTAATACATTCATCTATACCTCCTCTAACATAGTTAAATCTAAGTCTTCTGCAATATACTCTAAAGGTTTATATCTGATACCTTCTTTAAGTTTATACTCTTTAGTAGTTCCATCATCATTTAAAACCTCCATGCCATCTTCATCAGTTAGATAAAATGTTATGTTATACAACACAGGGTATTTTTCTTTTTCTATAGTCATCTACTCCTCCTTTGTAATAGTTTGAATTGCATCTTTACTATATCCTTCTTTCTCAAGATGTTTCTTAAATATAGTTATCATCTGATAATAAGATTTTGTCAACTCTTTTATATCATCTTCTAAGAAACCTATTTGTTTTTTAGCTAGTATTAGTTCACGCCGCAATGATTCCTCAAAAGTATCTTCGTGATTATCCCATCCATAAGTATCCATTATTCATCTCCCCAAAAAGATTTGTTACCTAGTGCTATATACATTGCTTTAGCACTTGCTAACTGTTGATTTAAATTAAAGTCTTTATCATTTTGATTA